ATCTATGTGCGCAAACTGGAATACCTGCGCAACTACTGGCCTGACGAAACGCAGACGGACGTGCCCAAATACTACGCAGACACCGACTACGAACATTGGTACTTTGCCCCCACCCCAAGCGAAGCGTTTGAGGTGCAGGTGCTGTACTACGAACGCATCTCCCCCCTGTCGTCGTCCAACCAGACCAACTGGTTGACCCAAAACGCGCCCAACGCCATGTTGTACGGCACGTTGTTGCAGGCCATGCCATTCTTGAAGAATGACAGCCGCGCAATCTTCCAACAAAAATACACCGAAGCAATCACCGCGCTGAAGACTGAAGACGCGCTGCGAATTGCTGACCGTCAAGCCGTCGCTATGGACTCGTAATCATGACAAGCTACACCAATCCCTACACAGGTCAAACAATCAGCCCATCACAGGTGGGCTATGAGTCTTTGTCGATCAGCACTGACACCACTTTGCAGTGGCCAGTCAATGGAAACACTTCCAATGTGGTGGCCAACATCATCGAAGTGACTGCCACGACGACTGGCCTGAAGCTGATTTTGCCTCCCGCCCCTGAAGTTTCGGTGGGTGAGGCCACGATCATCCGCAACATTGGTTCCAACACCTTCACGGTGGCGGACACCAGCGGCAACACCATCGCGTCAATCGCCTCTGGCATCGCGGACTACATCTACTTGACCAGCAACGCCACCGTGAACGGCGTGTGGGCTGTTGTCACGTTTGGCGCAGGCACATCGTCAGCCAACGCTGCCACATTGGCAGGCTACGGCTTGATGGCCATCGGCACCACTCTGAATCAAGCGTACAGCTCAGTCGGTATCTTCTCTGACTACACGATCTTGCCTGCGGACCGTTCATCATTCCTGATTTGGGGTGGCGGCGCTGGCTCGTTCACCATGCCAGTGGCGGCTGACGTAGGCGACAACTGGTTCGTCATGATCCGCAACGGCGGCACAGGAATCTTGACCGTGACCCCAGACGGCACGGACACCATCAACGGTGATGCCAACGTGCAGTTGCAGATTGGCGAATCGTTCGTGATCTGTAGTGATGGCACAAGCGGCTACAACACGTTTGGCTATGGC